TTGCTTAACAAAGGAGATAATAATGACATTCAATTCATTATTCCCAAATAACGGTATGATTAAAATGGATGAACTCCATAATCATTTCGTAAAACACACTACAGATATATTTGATAATATATTTGATGGTTGGTCTAAAATACCTTCATTCCCTTTTTACAACGTGGTAAAATATGGAAAAGGTAAATATGGTCTAGAAATAGGACTTGCTGGATATAATAAAGAAAACGTTCTTGTAGAAGTAAAAGACGGTATCTTAACTGTAGAAGGTAAAGTTGAAGATAAAAATATAGACTATGTTCAAAAAGGATTAGCCTATAGAAAATTCATTAAACAATTTGAGTTAGCATCTGATGTAATAATCGATGAAGCTGAAATGGTTGATGGTTTACTTAAAATTAAACTTGGTTTTAAAAAACCAAAAGAAGTTGAAGGTATTAAAGTAGAAGTAAAATGATGCCTTACAACGAGGAAGAAAATGATTGGTTAAATCCAATCTTTTAATTCTTCTCCCATAACTTGGGACGCTATATTAATTTTCTTGCGGAGGGCCTTTACGATTTTTTCATCTACTGTGCCCTCTGCAATAATATCTACATAAGTCATTTTTCTTACCTGACCATGTCTATTGATTCTGGCTTCTGATTGAGTTCTTTTCTCTAAATCATATCCATTAGAATAATAGATCATTGTATTAGCTTCGGTTAATGTAATTCCATATCCACCAGTTTGAGGAGTGCCTATTAAAAACTTAACACTACTATTTGGGTCCTGTAATAGTTTAATATTATTCTGTCTATCAGATTGGAGAGTATCACCATAATAAGTTACGTATGAATCTTTACCAAATTCTTTCTCAATAGCGTTAATAATAGCTTTTATATCATATCTATAATGGGCCCAGATGATTGCTTTGTTTTCAACTTCTCTTAAAATATCTATTAATGCATCTAATCTTTCATTTTTAATTTCTTTAATAGAACCATCATCAGCAGTAAAGTGTCCGCAAGTTATTTGATGCAATCTCATTAACTGAACAAGTGCTGTAGCTGTAGTCATAACTTTACCATCCATGGCTGCAAGAGCTATTTGTTTCATGGACTCATATACTTTCTTTTGTTCTGAACTCAATTGAATAATTCTTTTTGTATAAACATAATCAGGTAAATCTAAACAATCTTCTTTTAATACTCTGTATGAAAATGATTCAATTTTTTTAGATAGTTCGTCTAGATTACGATAGCCAACAACTAATTGAATGGATCTTCCACCAAAGTTAGCAGTCTTTAAAACAGCATAACGGGTCCTGAATGCATAATATGAAGTATAATCCAATAAACAAGGATCAAGGAACTCGCACTGTTTATATAAATCTAATGGAGACTTAGTAACAGGAGATCCGGTTAATATTCTTCTATACTTAGCCTGGGTACCAAGATTAACAATAGACTTAGTTCTAATAGCATCTGGATTCTTTATTGTAGTAGATTCATCAATTGCCATTAATGTCTTATGACAGGACATAAATTTTTCAGCAAAAGCAACTCCATGTTTTGTAGACATAGATTCTACATTCATAACTAATATATGAAGTTCATGACTTGATTCAAATAATGGTTCAACTTCTTTAGAAACAATTTTGCCATTTTTCATAAAGGATGCTTTCCATAAAACTTTCTTTATCTCAATATGTTTTGGAAGATGAGTTGGTATTTCTATATCATACCAAGTTTGATAAACACCTTTGGGAGCAATAATTAAAGCACCATCAATCTTTCCTTTATCATAAAGCATTGCAATATTATCAATGAGAACCTTAGATTTTCCAGTCCCCATTTCCATAAAATAAGCAAATACTTCCTTATTCCAGGACTTTTCTAACGCAGTTATTTGATGCGCATATGGCTTAGTCTTAAATTTGTAATTCATATAATTAATACTTTATCTTTCTGTAAAAACGAACTATAACATACTTACTATTAATTTGTCAAATACGAAAGTATGGAAAATACAGTTTATATTATACAAGAATTACCCGGTACAAGAATTGGTCAACCAAAATTTAATATTTTGGGAGCACAGAAATTTGGTAAATTAAAGACATTACTTCCTGAATATTCACAAATGATATTAAGTCCAGGGCCATTGATTGCTAAACTAAGATCTTTACTTAAAGATTATACATCAAAAGATTATTTACTACTTACAGGTGATCCTGCAATTATTGGTGTAGCATGTTCTATAGCTTCCGATATTACTAATGGTAGATATAATTTATTAAAATGGGATAGACAAGAACAAACTTATTATCCTATTGAAATTAATTTATATGAGAAGGGAAATATTGAATCCTAGATATTGACATAATAATTAAAGTGTTATATATTTCCACTTATGAAATATAATAGAAAGAAAGTTAACAATAAACAGAAAGAAAAACATGAACATAAACTTTGAACAAGATCAAACTGAATCATTAAATAATATTAATGATGCTAAAACTTTATCTGATCAAGTAGTTAAATTAAAAGAACTTGAAGATAAAATATTACTACAAGAAGAAATTTTAAAAAAATTAAAACATAGCGCTGATGTTCTTTCAGGAGAAGTCATTCCTACTATGATGACTGAAATGAATATATCAACATTGAAATTAGCAGACGGTACGGCTGTAGAAGTTAAACCCGTCTACGGTGCTTCAATTTCCCCTGAAAGGAAAGAAGAAGCATTTAACTGGCTTCGTATAAACGGCTTAGGTGATCTTATTAAAAATGAGGTTACCGTTTCTTTTGGTCGCAACGAAGATAACAAGGCAATTGCTTATGCAAACCTTGCGGCAGAGAATGGATTTCAACCCGCCCAGAAATTAAAGGTTGAACCCATGACTCTCAAAGCATTGGTCAGAGAGCGTATCGAAGCTGGGAAAGATATGCCCTCTGATCTATTTAACGTGTTCGCAGGAAACAGAACCAAAATAATAAGGAAATAAACATGAACAAAGTACAAAGCACAATGGACCAAGGAACAAAAAAGTCCAATGCGGTAACTGAGAAAGTAGCTGCAGGAGCTTTAGCTGTTAGTTTGTTTGAAGCAGACGCAGATAAAGGTCTAGGTAATATGGGTCACGAAGATCTAGCATTACCTTTTCTTAAAATACTAGGACAATTGTCTCCAGAAGTTAATAAGAGAGATGGTAAATATGTTCAAGGTGCAGAACCTGGAATGATTTACAACTCTGTTACAGGAGAATTGTTTGATGGTGAAAAAGGAATTGACGTCCTACCATGTCATTACAAATTAGAATATATTGAATGGCAAGATAGAGGCGAAGGTTCTGGGGCTCCAGTTGGAATCCATTCATCTTCAAGTGATATACTTACAAAAACAAAAAGAGATGGTTCTTTCAAAGATAGACTTCCTAGCGGAAACTATGTTGAGAAAACTGCAAGTCACTTTTTAATTGTATGTGGTCAAACTCCAACGACTGCTCTATTGGCTATGAAATCTACACAATTAAAGATTTCTAGAAAATGGAATAGTATGATGGCTAGTATTAAGATGAAAGGTGCAAATGGATTATTTACACCGGCATCTTTTAGTCACATATACAAATTAAGAACGGTACAACAATCAAATGATAAAGGTACTTGGTTCGGTTGGGAAGTTAGTAAAGTAGGTCCTGTTGAGGATTCTTCTTTATATCAACAAGCTAAGTCTTTTGCTGAAAGTGTTTCAAGAGGAGACATTAAAGTAAAACATGGTGAGTCCAGCACGTCTGAAAAGACATCTGAAGCCCACTTCTAATAATTAATAAATGGGGCAAGTTAATTCTTGCCCCAAACTACAAGGGCATTTATGGAGAAAGAGTTTGGAGAAATATTTAGCGGGCTAAAAAGAAATTTTGGTATCGCTTATTTAGATAAGTTTACTATTGATCCTGAAACAGGAAAAAAGAAACCAGAAAAATATGGTTGGTCATTTAAAGAAGTAACAGATAAAGATTATTTTAATCATTTAAACGGTAAGACATCTATAGGTATTCAACCATGTGATGATGATGGCATGGTTAGTTTTGGGGCTATTGATATTGATGATAAGGAACACAGTTATTCAAATTTTCCATATAAAAAATATTTAGATATTATAAAACAAAATAATCTTCCGTTGATTCCGGTTAAATCAAAAAGTGGTGGTCTACATCTATATTTATTTTTAAAAGAAAAAGCTAGAGCAGTGTTCTTAAGAAATTTTTTAGAAGGTTTATTATTTACATTAAAATTAAAACCAACGACTGAAATATATCCAAAGCAAACAGAACTTGGATATGATGAAGAGAAAAAAGAATGGTCTAATGGTCAATATATAAATCTTCCTTACTTTAATGGAAGTGAAAGAATTGCAATTAATTACGATGGAACTGCTTTTACATTAGAACAATTTATTAAAATAGTTAATCATAATAAAAAAACAAAAGAAGAATTAGAAGAGTTTTCGCTTGCCCTTGTGAAAACTGTTTTACAGGGAGGCCCGGAAGAATTTAATGATGGTCCTCCTTGTTTACAGATCATGAGTAAAGAAGAATTATCCGATGGTAGAGATAGATGGTTATATAATTACATGGTATTTGCTAAGAAAAAATATCCTGATAATTGGCAAAGTGTCCTTAAAGCAGCTCCACAAAAATATTTTATAAAAGATTCTAATGGAGTTGTATTAGATGATTGGGGATCAGAAAAAAAGATATTAGATAAAGTTAGATCAGCTGCAAAAAATACAAAAGGATATACTTGTACTCAAGAACCAATTGTTAACTTCTGTATGAAATCAGAGTGTCTTAAAAGAAAACACGGTGTTGGATCTGATAGGAAGAGAATGTTTCCACCACTATCTAATTTAGTAAAAATTAATTATCCAGAACCAGAATATACTTTTAATGTGGAGTTACCAGATAACAAAGGTATTAAACAAGTTAGAGCTAAAGATATTAAACAAATTAAAGATCAAGAAGAATTAAGATCTTTAATTATGAAAACCGCAAATATTTATGTAGCAAAGGTAAAAGGAGATGATTTTGAAAATGTAATTGCTAAATTACTTCCTCCTACGGAAATACTTCAACCACCTAAAGGAACAACTCCTGACGAATTATTACATGAATATTTAGAAGAATATATTAATGGACCAAAAGCAAAGTCATATGCTTCTTTCAAATCAGGGGCTGTATTAATAGAAGATGGTCATTCATTTTTTAAATTTGCAAATTTCTATAACACTTTAAAAAATAAGGAGTGGAGAGAAGGAAAAGAAAGAACAGCTCAAAGGATACAGGAAAGATATAAAGCAGAGTTTGGAGTTAAGAAAAGATTTCCAAAATTAAACAATGAAACCATAAACTATGAAGCAGTGGAAACTGTTAAAATAAATTTAACGTTAGAAGGAAATCAATTTATAAAAGATATAGCTAAAACAGAGTTAGTTAAAATTAAAGGAAATAAGGACGTATTCTAATGATAAAGAAAGTATTGGGTCCTCCAGGTACAGGTAAGACAATGACTTTATTAAATGAAGTTAATAACTATTTAATGAAAGGTGTTCCATTAAACAAAATAGGTTATTTTGCATTTACAAGAAAGGCTGCTGCGGAAGCAAGAGAAAGATTTTTAAATAAACATAAAGACTATGTTAGAACCGATGTTAAATTCTTTCAAACACTTCATTCATTAGCTTTTCATACTTTAGGTATGAGTGAAGAAAATGTAATGCAACCAATTCATTATGAACAAATTGGAAAAGAATTAAGTATAAGAGTTAATTATTATTCAGAATCAGATGAGAGTGGTTATTTAAATTGTGATAATGAATATTTTAAATTAATTAATAAGGCACGTATTAAAAATATATCTATTGAAGATGAGTTTAATACAAATGAATGGAGTAGAGAAATAGATTTTGAAGTATTAAATCACGTCTATGAAAACTTTTTAAATTATAAAAAAGCTTATAATCTTTATGATTATACAGACATGATTACTCAATTTGTAAGTAATAAAGATAAATGTCCACAATTTGATGTTGTGTTTATTGATGAGGCCCAGGATTTATCTCCAATACAATGGAAGATGTTTGATATTTTAAATGATAAATCAAAAGATATTTTTATAGCAGGTGATGATGACCAGGCTATATTTGCATGGGCTGGAGCTGATGTTAATAGATTTATTGATCAACCGGCAATAGAAGAAGTATTACAACAATCTGAACGTATACCACAGGCTGTTCAAGAAGTTTCAAATATTATATTAGATAGAATACAGGGTAATAGAAAAGAAAAAATATATTTTCCAAAAAAAGATAGAGAAGGAAATATTATACAGGGAAAAGTAGAATCAATATTTAACTTTGATAATTTAGATATTAACAATGATAAATGGTTAATACTAACAAGAACAGTGTATAGAGCTTTAGAAATATCTAACCAGTTAAAACAAAATAATCTTTACTATAAAAATATGTATGGAAAAAGTTTTAATAATAAATTTTATAAATCAATATTAAGATGGACCTCTTTAACGGAGGGGAATCAAATCTCAATTGCTGACTGTAGAGATATCTATGATTATTTACAAGAACCATTTAATGAAAACAATTTTCAAAATAAAATGACAGTTAGAATAGAAGATCTTGGATTCAATAGAGATATGAAATGGTATGATGCGTTTGTAAATGCAGATCACAATGAAGAATTTTATATTAGAAGTATGCTATCCAATGGTGAGAAATTATCTGAAGAACCAAGAATAGAAGTATCAACAATTCATGCAGCAAAAGGTGGTGAATGTAAAAATGTTGTTCTTGTGTTAGATAATGCAAGAAAGATCAGAGAAGCTACTGCTGAGAATGTAGACAAACAAGATGAAGAGAATAGAGTTTGGTATGTGGGTGTAACAAGATCTATGGAGAATCTTTATTTATTTAAATCAAAAAAAGAAAGGTATGGTTATCAGTTATGAGTAATAAGGCATTTTTTAAACAAGTAGGAGGAGCACATTATAAAAAGTATAAGATACAGCCCTCTTTATTTATCAATAAGAATAAGATACTGTTTGCTGAAGGCAATGCAATTAAATATATTTGCAGACACCAAGATAAAGGAAAGAAACAGGATTTGTTAAAAGCAATACATTATATAGAAATGATTATAGAAAGGGATTATGAAAGTACCTCTATTTGAAGCACAGAAGGAATGGGTAGAACCAGAAGAGTTTCCTGATCTAAGATCTTATGATGAGATCGCAGTAGACTTAGAGACTAGAGATCCAGATTTAAAAAAGAAAGGATCAGGTTCTGTTATAGGTAATGGAGAAGTAATAGGTATAGCTGTAGCTGTTCCAGGGAGATCTTTTTATTTTCCTATAGCGCATGGATCAGGTCCTAACATGGATCGTAAGAAAGTTTTAGAATGGTTTAAAGATACAATGGCAACTCCATCAATAAAAATATTTCATAATGCAATGTATGACGTATGTTGGATTAGACAATTAGGTATTAAAATCAATGGTTTAATCGTAGATACTATGATTGCAGCATCATTGGTTGATGAAAATAGATTTCAATATAGTTTAAATATGCTGTCTTGGGATTATCTTGGTTATGGTAAGAGTGAGGCCGCTTTAAATGAAGCAGCCAAGTCAAGAGGATTAGATCCTAAAGAAGATATGTGGCAATTACCAGCAATGGAAGTTGGAGCATACGCTGAAAAAGATGCTGAACTTACATTAGAGCTTTGGCAAATGTTTAAAAAAGAAATAGTTCATCAAGATATAGAATCAATATTTAGTACAGAAACTGATTTATTCCCATGTTTAGTTGATATGAAATTTAAAGGTGTAAGAGTTGATATAGAAAGAGCACACAAACTGAAACAACAGCTAACAGCACAAGAGAATGAATTGTTATTAAAAGTAAAACAAGAAACAGGGATAGAGCCCCAGATTTGGGCAGCAAGAAGCATAGCAAAAGTTTTTGATAAGCTTGGTTTACCCTATGAAAGAACTGAGAAATCATTAGCACCCTCTTTCACTAAAAATTTTTTACAAGAACATTCTAACCCTATAGTTCAAATGATTGCAAAAGCAAGAGAAATTAATAAAGCACATACAACTTTTATTGATACAATCATTAGACATGAACACAAAGGACGTATTCATGCTGATATAAATCAAATTAGATCTGATCAAGGTGGAA